TCATGCTGCTTTTCGTGGTTTGATTCTTAGGTTTGATTTCCACTCCAGATAATCAGAATACTTCCATCGAGACATTCGTCCAAGTTTTGTTTGTTTTGGAAAGGTGCCACGCTTAATTAAGTCATAAAACCATTTTGAGGACATCCCAGTATCCTTGGTAATGTATTTCATATCAATTAACGAGTCAGGGGTAAGTAACTCTTCATTTATTTTCATAGTTGGCCTCTTATCTCTTTAGTAGGTACAAGCCTACGCTCTGCCAGAATGTCGAGACACTCATCAAAGTCAGATGTGTATGCATCAAGCAATTGCTCTTTGTCTTGATATTTCTGCATGCCATCCCACCAGAGTTTTTGTCCCGTGCCGCGCTGAACGCATAGTCGTTTGGCCCAGTGAGGCGCACCGATGAAATCACTGACGGAGCCAGATAAAATCGTCCAATGCATCATCCGAACATCCCCATAACAGCTTCATGCTCAATCGTGTAAATAGTTGCCAGCACCGCCCATGTGATGATGACGACAAAGAACCATACACCGTCTGATATTTTTGGTAGTTTCATGCTGCTTTACTCCCAGTTAATATTTCATTGCCAATCGCCTTTAGCTCATCGCGTTTAACTGTGGTGAACATACAGCGAGGTTTAATGAATGGCCGCCAGATGAATAGCAGCGATCCTTTGTTATTGCCGTTAATTGGATTGCCAGTATCAGAACGCAGAAACGATATCCGGCCATCAGTAATGAATCGCACCTCATCGACTGATTGCAGTGCTTGGCTAAACCAACCGACAGATGAGTCAGCGGGGACAAGCATCACCACGGTTTGGAGTTGCTGCTTACATTGCTCGGCGGCCTTTGTTACCCATGGCGAGATATCGGAGTAGGGGGGATTGCACCAGATGGCCCCGTAACTTTCCCATGTACTATTAAGTGCATCGTCTTGCTCTGTGAGGTATCGGGCGCAGAGGGCGCTTTTGTGACTGGCGGCCGCATCGAGATAAAATCCGAATTCAATATCCAGTGCGGTGAATATGTCGACTGGTGTCATCCATAAATCTTTCAGGTTGTCCGGTGTATGGCTGCCGCCAAAATCACTCATGCCGCTCTCCCTTTCCTTCGCTCATCAATTTCGAAGTCGTCACGGCATCCTTCATCACAGAACAGGCCGCGAGTTATTGGCTGGCGACACTCCGAGAAGTGACAGAATCCGGTGAATGCCATTGCGGGCTTGCGGTTAGCGATACCGATTTCTATGTTCAGAGATTCAAGCTCTTGGGCCTTATCAATTTCATCGCACATTACGCCACCTCGTCATTTACCGGTTCGGATGTGAAATCTTTCAGCGCCTTTTCACATGCAAGACTGACTCGATTGATGTGCTGCTGCATGGCTTGCAAAGAATCAATTTCTGACTTCATCACGCTACGCATAATCAATGCGGTGATAAGCTGGCTCAGCTTTGGGTAATACCCGACAGTCTTTTCATAGGTCTGCCCAGCATGCTTGCTATCATTGCCAAACACATTCTTTGAACTGAGCGTGAACTGATATTCGTCACTAGTGATGACGTAATTTTCTATTTCGATACGCATAGGGAATCTCCAGTTATTTAGATGAAGTCCGTTTCCCTTTGATTGCTTTCTCGCAATCGTTCCATACTGTTTTAGCGAAGTGTTGACGGGGTATGCTGAGGACGTAGCGGCGTTGTTCACCGTTAGGGCCGAAGGCTCGTTGAGCCACTTTTCGAATGAGTCGCTCATGATTTACTCCCAATAAAAAACCCCGCATTAGCGAGGTTCATTGAGGTGGTGACGCTTAGTAACTGTTGAACATAAAGTAAGTGTTTAATCCGTTATCTTTCTCTTCCAGAAGCTTCCAGTTTCTTTCATATCTGACTATGTAGTCGTTAGCCTGTGATGGGCTGTAGTGATGATTAACCTTTTCAAGCTCAGCAATAAATCGAGCAGTTGAGACAACTTTCCGTCCACTTGGCTCAATGACGATTGAGGCTCTAAAGGCTATTGGTACATCCTGACGACGCGCCATTTGCTCGCCCTCCATTCACTTTATTGGAGTATAGCGCGGTTACCGATAGACTTCGCTGCACATGAGAACAGCGCTGGGCTTGCGCTCTTTAATTCGCGCCAACATGATTGTGCATTCGGATTTAGTAGGGTAGATATCTTCGGTAACTGGTAGGGCGTTGCAACTATCGTTAACGCAGGAACTGACGAGAAGAACAAAGCCTATTAGCATTTAGTCACCTATTGGCTTAGCGGCTGTGAATAGCGGTACAGCGTGAATATGATGCTCTGGCTCAAGTTCATAATTATAACCTTCAGCCTCATCTATCATGCATCCCTCATCACCAATACAGCACTCACTTAAATAGGCATTTCCGTCTTTATCTGCTAATCCCCATGCAAACGGCGGCAAAGCTTTCAACTCTGCAAGTTGCTCACGCAGCGCTAGCAGTTCAGCATTTCGTTCAATCAGAGCATGGGCCATTTGATTGATTAAGTGACCATCGGGCCAAACGTGAGTTAGTTTGACTAACTGCCACTTATCATTCATCGACATTTTTATCTGTAATTTTTGGTCTTCACTCAGCATCTGCATTCCCCTCTACCATCATCAGGAAAACAATCATGGCCGTGCGGAGTGGGTTGGAACCATCATGATGGTGGATCGGGTTATTATCCCAACACCAGCACCCCTCAATCATGACTCCGCCAACGTGTGCGCACCATAATTTTTCAGTTTCACTCCAATTAAGGCTGATTTTATTCTCAACAATAATCGGCCATGCGTCGGCTGGGCTATTGCAGTAGTCTTTAGAATCTCCATTTTGAAATATTACATCAGCGAAACCAGAATTTCCCATGTCCTGGCAGCTATCAGGCTGGATGGGCTTACCCAAATAATTTGCCACGGCCTTGTTAAGCTCAAAATCACTCATTGCTGAATAATCTTTCATAGCTCACTCCCCCTCCACCAAAGTGAATGTTTTGCAGCCACAATTAGGGCAGCAATTATCAGTCCAGCCGCTTTTATTTCGCTTCCCCACTAAATCATCTTTAGCGTGGATTTTCCGGCAGCGGCGGCATTTGAATTTCTGCATCACTCATCACCCCAGTTATCGATAGGACAATGCCGTCCGGTAGCCTTTGGCTCGTTATCTCTTAGTTGAGGGCATTCTGCGTGATGACATTCGCCGTCGCGAGCGGCAGCGCATCGCTTTAGTGGTTCAGCTGGCGCGGGTTCGATAACTATAGGGGTGATATCCCCCTCTACCGTGAAACCGGCTGCTTTGATTGCTCGCACCGCACAGGCCCGACTCATGACCGTTGACGAACTCAACACAACCGGTTTACTCAGCTTCTCGTTTGCCGCTGATAACGATGCTTCTGCTGCCTCTGCGCGTTCCAGTAGCGAAATAATGATGTTTGTTTCATCATTGTTAATCACAGTCGAAAGCTCTGCGTCAGCGGCATCCCACGCATGTAGCGCTTCAGCACTTAGAGGGTTTTCTGTGTGTTGTTCAAACGTCTTTATGTATTTTTTGACTGCACTTTGAAGCAATGCGATATCAATCTTCATAAGTCACCGTTCCGAATCCAGCCTTGTGAATAGCTTCAATTACAGAGAAAGCTCGAAAAAAAGGAATATTCTCAGCCGAGTTTTTGAAATACGCCGCCTTTGGCAGTGGAACAGGGGTTTCAAGCCTGCGCGTAAGCTCCTTTATCTCGAATTGTGCCGCTTCCAGCTTAGCTAGCAGTGCGCTCAAATCGGAAACAGTGACTATCAACTCATCAGGGCCGACTAAATCTGATAACGCTACGCTGGCCTTGAGGAATTCAATTCTTTCTTCGATGTTATTCATCAGCTGTTACCCCTCAGGCCGTGCGTTTATTCCAAGCGCGTATTGCCATGGCAATTTTACCGCTGCCAATCACTTGACCGCTCTGAGCGTCGCAGCAGTGACAGCGCACGATAGCTGAACGGTCGGGGCAATCTTCTTCGCACTGCGCGAAGGCTTCTACATTCGTGGATCCGCAGAATGGACATGGCTTTAATTTTTCATCAGTATTTTCAGACATAGAAAGTCCTCAGCAGACTAGCTGCTTTAAATAAGGTGGGGGATTAGGCTGCCAGTCCGTTGGCAGCGAGTGACAATTTCAGATTTGAGTTAATCCGCTCAGCAGTCCGTTGCGCTATAAATGGGTTTTTAATGACTTCGTTGTAAGGGGTAATCCATCCGTGGTGTACTTCTGAGTAGACAAGAGTTATGCAGCCAACAGTGATGTTGTCGTGAGGGTTTATCATGATTCACCCCATATATTCAGGAGAAACATTTTTTATTGTTGCTTGTACCAGCTCCAAAAACTCAGCCCGCCGAAAATTAAGTTGTTCTATTTCATCCTTGAATTCATCCCTGTTAAGCCGATTGACTATTAGTTGTTTCTGCTCTGGGAAGTCACTGCAATAGCTCACAAAGTCCACCCACTCCCTCCCCGAACAATCAAGGTGCCCTATTAACTGCCATCTATATGCTGGGTCGAAAGATTTCCGCTGTAGCGTTGCATAATGAACTGCCGCTGTGACTGATTTAATTTCGATAACTCCTTTATCGCCAACCAGACCATCAGGACTGTCACCGTAGGTTCCTAGGTCAAAGAACCCACCATTAGTTACATCAACGAAATTCATGTCTTCATATAGCATCCTTGCTATTGGTTCCTGCTCATGCCCGCGATCCATGTGCTCGTTAGTGAAGCTGAATTCTGATTTTTCGCCTTTAATGATTTCTAATGCGACTTGTAGGGCGTATCGCTTAGCTGGGTCTCCAAATGCTTTGCCATAATTCGCCATAAAGCACCCAAAGTTAGAAGCCGTAACTTTGCCTATCCTTAGACGCTCCCATTCTTCTGTGTTTTGTTGGATGTCATGCCATATCATTCTGAGCACTCCTTAATCAGTAAGGACTGGTTATCTTGTGAGATACTCATTCTTGCCAAAACTTTATCTAAGCTACCATCGCGCCTGTAGGCTGCCTTTGCGTTATCCCATGCAACGGTATTGCTAGGCACCAATTCTTTTTTTACTTGAGCGGCAGGGCATATCCTTAGCCCCTCTACAGATTCCTTTCCAAATCTCACATTTGGCTCAACATAAACAGTGACCTTTGCACCAATCCAATCATCAATAAATGGTGAGCCTGTAATAGTCTTCATCATCTTGCTATTGGTGGCATTCAGTATCATTGGCTTAAGTTTTTCACCTTTACGAATCTCCCCTTCCTGAAAGTAAGCAGTGTTAAACCGATCCTTGGTTTTTTTGGATTTATCAGATTCAAGCGTCACTCTTGCTATGGTCAAAACAGTCGGATCTACGATGTCGGCGCTACTTAAATAAGGTGAGTCAAAAGCTTTTCGATAGTGAGTTTTTTCAGTGGTCATCACGCTGCCTCCTCATGCCCGTCAATCATCATTGCTCTTTCATACTTCGCAGCAATAAGCATTGAGTCCCACAAAAATTGAGATGCCTTTTCTTGGAAATCACAGTTATTAAGCATCAAGTGAAGTACTTTGGAGTCTAAATCACAGAACCCAACACGCTTGAATAGCTCTTCAATGTGCTTAATTTTGATTTCTGTATTCAGCTCGGCGGTTCGCGCTTCCAGCGCTTTTTCGTCACGATAATCAAATCCATTTATTATTTTATCGAGCGCCATAACTTGGGTGACATTCATTTCAACCCCCGATAAAACAAGCAATTGGCAACTTGCCACAGGTCATTGTTACCAACGCGGCGAGCATCAACCGCGAGTAGCTGAAGTGCTCTAGCAATATTCATGGCTCACCCCGCTGGTTAAGTGTTTTGGCAATCCAGAGCAGAAGCTCTATGAGTGGATTGCGTGGTGGTTCATCAGAGCAGCCCGATGCGGGATACCCTGCAATGGCGTATTGCATAGGGATACCTTTTAATTAGTTGTATTTAGCCCACAGCAAAACACCGACAGTTGTCAGTTATTTACTCTGGGGATTGGTGGGGGTGGGGAGGGTTATTGCTTTCCGAGCGTGGCGAGAGTATTTAAATACTCATCTTCGCTTATTTTTTTACGTCGTTCTTCTTCCCACTTCATTGCTTCACCGAGCAGGAAACTGCGATGGGCGATGTCGTTAATCACATCGATATTATCTATGTTAACTGACTCATACCGTTGAATTACTGACGACATCGCTGCTTTTGCATACTCTTCAATTTCCATACATCACCTCATCTAGTGGTCTTATTGCTGCCACCGGTTAAGTGGCAGGGGTAAGGTCACTGGGATGAACCTGCAATCCACTGGCGCAAATACTTACGACTAAGCCATGATTATTTGATGTAGCATGTGCGAGCCAAAGTGCCGCGTTCATGCTGAGCTGACAGGGCGCGATACTTGGAGTAATCGGCGGCGCACTCATTTGCAAAAGTTTTAATTTGGGCCATCATTCATTCCTCAGTTACGCCAATTTAGGCAATAAAAAAGGCCACCTAAGCAGCCTTTGTATTCGTAATATCGTAGAACTGACCATAGGTTATTTGTTCGAACTCTTTAGGAATAATTACATCACCATGCTTTGCGTAACCTTCTTTATCTTTAGTGTTAGGTATGGCAAATAAAAGGCAATCATCTCGTTCTGGATGTCGCCCACCATAAGTGGTTAGCATTGATATCCCGCGACCAGATGACTCACCAAATCCCGTTTTCATAACCCCATAATGTTCGATAATGTACGCCTGCCAAACAGGGAGAGACTCCAGCACTGCATTCGCAGATTTAATGACTGCGTCCAGTTTCTTATTGAACTCTTTTCCCTCTTTTACGTTTCCTTTACCACGCGCTATCACTACTTTTTTACCATTGAAATAATCGGTGCTTTTGATAGTCATTGGACAAGAGAATGGATAATCATGCTCCCACACCAGATTGCGAAGCTTGCTGCCTTTATCACCAAAACCAGATGAATTTGTATAAGCAACAGCGCCAAACTCATTCATGACGCCCTTGATAACCGCGTTACGCTTCTTTCCGATATCATCAAACCCATCTATCAGCGCTTTTACATCAGCGCCTTCAACCTTGAAATAATCATAATGTCTGTGTGAGCTACTCATCTCTTACCCCTTAACTATGTGGTGGGCTTCTAAATAAGCGGTATGCTGTGACCGCGTACTTTCTGACGAGCGTTGACTTGCTGGTCGTAGTTGCCGCGAACTTTCAGATTGTCGCGCTGGCGTTTCTCTGATGCTTTCTCTGCCAGTGCCCCGTAAAACTCCGCAGCTTTCTCTATCTGTGCCCTGTATTCGAAGCTGATAGGCTTGATAGCGCTTTCTATGCGGCTGTTAGGCTTGCGGTTCAATCGCAGAGTTGGGCGCCTAACTTCGCGTGACTCTGGTTCTACGATGCCGTGTTGATCGTTGTATGCTGCTGTCAGAGCTTTGCGCTTATCGTTACGGCGCTGTCTGGCGTTGTCATAACCTTGATGAGCCATGGTGTTACCTCCGGTTAATAAGCTTTGGTGATGGTGTCTGTGCCTATTTCAATCACAGCGCTCTCGATAGCTTTCTCAGTCCCGCAGCATTACCTGTCGTTAGCTCCAGCTATTCACCATCCCAAAACTCATTAGCTTTGGTACTTCGCGCTTTTCAGCGCAGTTATCTTAAAGAGCGGTAAGCTCTGGTAACTATCAAACGTAAGCTGTGCCCATGGTGGAACTCGCCGTGTTACAGAGGATGGAAGCTATCTGCCTTTGTTATTAGCCTTCCAGATAATCGCGCATACTTTGCGATTGGTTCCCTCGGATTCCCTTGCCAACTATCCACTTTGTTAACCTTCCCGGTACTAGCCCGCATTCTCATTCAAGATGCTGCGGAGGATTCTTACGTTTGATTGTTAAAGAGCGTGCTATCCGTTTCGTACTTTTGGCGTCCTGCCGTGTTGATGGACTAATTAAACACCATGTTGATTTGTCAGTCAACACTGTGTTTATTTTATTTTGATTATGTGTTGTTTATTTTTGATTTTAAAGGTTATTTAATTTGAAAATAATTCAAACGTGACCCTTTCCACCGGCTAACAGGCGAGAAAAGTGTGAAGTGAGTAGTGTTTAACGCGGGTAGGGTGGTGAGATTGTCAGATTACAGGCATAAAAAAGCCCACGTGAGGCTATGTGGGCTAAAGGATCAATGTTGAGCGAAGTAATATCTGGTGTTGCAATTTGATTATGATAACAACTTCATAACATAGCAAGATTACAGGCACAAAAAACCCGGCAGCGGGGCCGGGTTTTATAGCTCACGATCCGAATGGAACCAAATATTCATCGAAAGGTATTTGAAAAGGCGGATGATAGTCGAGCTTACCTATCAATACCATTGGCTCATTTTTTCGCGAATAGTGTAGAACAAATTCAGATGTCCTATCTCCATGCGGCTTTGCCATGTCATAACATGTAATCCCAATATGATAATGCCACCAGACATGCTCTTGAGCTTTTTTTACTTTAGCAAGAAATTCAGCATCATCAGGGTGTACATTGTCCGAGCTTTTGTTCCGCCCTTCCAGCCCTTTGTAGCCGCGAACTTCAAGGTGTTTGGCGAATCTAAATATTTTATCAGAGTCAGATTTTTCTCTTTGCTTTAACTGGTGAATAAGTTTTTTACCAAACTTCACACTCAGTTTAGTTTCACGTCCATGATCCATTGGTAAAAATCATCCTCGTTATGAACGTGTTCAGGCATGTCGATAAAATCGCAATCGAAAGAATCAGACAAGCTTTGTAAGTCGTAACCGCAACCTTTAAAAAATGCGATATCTCTCGCACTACCCTCAGCCTGAACAAGCAGTTTGCTATTGATTCCTTCGACTGGAAGTTGAGAAAAATAACTCATGATTTTCCCAACTACTTTCGCAGGGAAGGTATCAGCAGCAGCGATGGCTATGCTCATTCAATCTCCTCCTTTTGGTTGAGTTTTTCTGCAACAGTCTGCGCGTCGAAATAAATAGTATAACCGCAATTCTTGCAAGATATTGGAAAGTACCAACATGCAAAATTCTTGGAGTTAGGTATCGGTTGCGCCACTAAAATTGCCTTGCTCACATCATCAGGGCTGCTACGCAATTGCCAATCGTCTTTACAGCACAAAGCACAGTCCATAAACTTTTCTGGATCATGATGATTGGCCGTTTTTAGTAAAAACTTGACCACTTTTTCCGAAGGTAGTGCAAGAGTTAGTTCTTGTAACGTCTTATTTGACATAGTTTTTTTATCTCATATAGCAGCATGAGAATTTCTTATCCATAGAAATGTGGCTAGATTATACACTTTGACTGCATAGAAGCACGCCAATTCGTGCCATCTACAAATCGGCATGTCGCAGAAAAAGTTTAATGTTAATTTTCTATCCACTGAAAATAAGTATAACTCCTACTGCCAGTATAGATACAGAAAGCCATCGATTTCAGAAATATTCCTAGCAGTGGCTACCTAGCAAACATCTCTGAGACTATGTACCCAGCAACAAAAGCAGCAACTATGAGGACAATAACAACTACGGTGCTGTTTAATTTCATATGAACCTCTACGTCTTAGTTGTGGGTTAGACAAGCATCACTGAGTAGTGAATGACACGGCCGATGACTTTTACATCATCCATATCCGCTTCTTCATCCGGGAATTCGTCTTTGTTGTAGCTGCGAATGCTCAACTTTCTGCCCGGCAGCCGATAAAGCAGCTTCACCCTGAAAAACTCATCTTGGTCTATTGCGTAAATAGCTCCATCAACAATGCGATTATTGGCACAATCAACAGTCACTGTTGTCCCATCAGGAAGCACTGGCTCCATGCTGTTACCATGAACAGGGAAGGCCATGACGCTCTTTGGATCTGCTCCAGCCCTACGCAAAGTGGTTTTTGAAAATCGCAACTTAAAACCATTGTGATCTTCGTTGTTTGAACAGCCATTACCAGCAGCTAACTCTATGCTTTTATAGTAAGGAATTTCTACGTCATCCTCTCCAAGCGGGGTGGAACTGTCCCATACGTCAACGCCAACCCATTCACTGCTAGGTGGAACATTAGATAAATCATGAGCACGGGATATCTTTGGCTGCCCAACATTGTTGAGAAGCCAATCAAGTGAGTAACCAGTTTTCTCGCTAACCAATCTGGCATTATCTTTACTGATAGAACTTCGCTTTATCCAGTTATAAACAGACTGCGGGCTAGCTCCAACCAAGTCCGCTAAATCCTTTTGGGATAAGGCTTCCCGCTCCATCAGAAACTTTAAGCGATCAGCTAATTCATTCATTTCTTTTTCCATCCCAAGATAATAAACATTATGTTGATTATTTCAATGAACGCAGTGTTGATTATTTTTTATTATTGGATTAACATTGTGTTGATTTGTGTTTATAGGAGTCATTTATGACAAACAAAAAAATCAACAAGCCCACTCCGCTTGATAAAGCATTGGCGGCAGTTGGCGGCAGGCAGACGGATCTAGCCAAACTTATTGGCGTGACTCCGCAGGCAATCAACCTTTTAAAAAAACGCGGTGGCACTCTACCTATCCATAAAGCCGAGGCTTGGGAAAGGGCGACTGGGTTATCACGTCAAGAATTATTCCCGGATTATTACAAAGCAGCATAAGTCACACCCGCTCATTAACTCCTCTGCGCTGAAAAGCGCCCATCAAAACTAAATCCCCAGATCATCGGGGAGGGATAACAACATTCAAATCACAATGGAAGTATTACGCATGGAACGTGCAAGTAACAGCAAGAAAGCAATGAAGATTGAAACCGCCTTACTGAACAAAATCGCGATGATGGGGCAGGGTAAGTTTGCTGCCCAGATGGGTATTCATGAATCACGGATAAGCAAGTGGAAGCATGGCTTCTTCCAGCAAGTGAGCATGATGCTGGCGATATTGGAATACGGCGTGGAAGACGAGGAACTTAACCGACTCGCTAGGTCGGTAGCTAAGTTGCTTACTCAGAATAACAACCAATCAGTGGGGTTTAGCGCTTAACGGAGGCTCTAGTGAACCACATCCAATTTATCGAACACAACATCAAGCAAGAGCTTCTGGCGGCTGGGTACTCGTTACCAATCGCTCAGGGGGGGCAAACTTTGGAGTTGACCATTTTCGGCGCTGCTCACAGGCAAGCGCAAAGGGGAAGATGTTTGATGATTGTTTACGACTTGCTAAGGCGTGGGCAATTAAGAACACAACGGCGGCTGACAAGGCCGAAGCAAAGAAAGCCAAGATTAAAAAACCAGTCAATAGGGCTCCATCCTTGTTCTAAAGCAAAAAGCCCCGAGTGCAATCGAGGCTTCAGAACAGCAAATAACACTTAACTTCTGAGGTAATAATAATGCAAAACACTGGATCAGTAAACAGTAAGGAGTCACCGCCTAAATTTAAGGTTGGTGACGTGTTCGACACCGTTTATCCGTTTAAGAAGGTTAATTCCTATTACGGCGAATACAGCGGTGAAATGGAAATTATTTGGATTGGAGGCTGCCATAAGCACGAAGAGCCGGATGATGGATTTCGTTACGCGAATTATTACATAGCTAACGCCGAAGGCCGCCGTGTTCTCAAAGTCCTCGGTGTGATTGATCTGCCGGGTAAATGGTTGCGAAGAATTTTATACACCTGCGACATGATTAACCCTGAAGGAAAAACAAAGAAAGGCAAAAAAATCCACGTCGTTACTGAATCTCGCTTCAGTGATATGTGCCGTGGCTACTTCACTGATTACGAAGTGGAGGCCAAATGATGCGAAAGAAAACTAACGCAAAGCAGCGAGAGGTTACTCAGCAGCGTTCTGCAAAGCCTGACGAGTTAGTCATGGTCTGCAACGACAATCCACTATTTGGTCACAAGTTCGCTGAGATTTTCCGTGGACTTAAGGCCGATCGGGAGAAAGCCAATGAGTAACGTCTTAGCGTTTCGTCAACCAGACACAGCAAGGCCGGAGGCAACCGGTAAGGGGTTTGCCTTGATACATAGACAATTCATGGGCAGCAAGCTTTACCGAGACTCTCAAGCCGTTCACTTGTGGCTCCATTTCATCATGAAAGCCAACTATGAATCTAAGCAGCTAAGCACTGATATTGGTGACATGGTAATAGGTCGCGGTCAGTTCATTACTGGCAGGCCAACCTTAGTCGCCGAAACGGGAATTTCTGACAATAAAGTGAAAAGCCTGCTCGATACATTTTTCCGAATGGGGATGATTGTCAGAAAGTCTTACGGTCGCAATTTTACCGTCATAACAGTGGTTAAATATGACGAATTTCAATCAATTTTTAATCCAACGGAAATCCAACGGAAATCCAACGAAGATCCGCATGTTATAAGGCTTCAAGAGCAAGTTAATCCAACGGAAATCCAACAGAAATCCATAACTAAAGAACTAACTAATAACTCTATTACTAACGTAATAGAGAGTGCCTCTTCAGCCGATAAAGCTGGAAAGAAAAAACCGTCATTCAGTTGTGAAGATGTGGTCAATGCTTACCACGACATTCTGCCAGAAGCCAAAGGCATAAGAGCACTCAGTGACAAGCGCCGTAACCTGATCAAAACCTTCTGGGTGAAAGCCAGCAAGATAACTCGGCAACTGGACAGCCAGCCATTCACCCTGGATAGCTGGAAAGCCTACCTGACTTACATTTCCACCAATTGCCGCTGGATGCTGGAAAACAGGCCTGATGCTCGCTCTGGAAAGACGTGGCAGAAAAAGGGTCTGGAGTATTTCCTGAATGACGAAACTTATCTGCTAGTCCGCGAGGGGGCCAAGGATGACCATTGATTACAAAACACCACCACACAACCTAGACGCAGAACAGAGCGTTCTAGGCGGCCTGATGCTGGATGATGGCAGTGATAACGTCGCTAAAGTCCTGTCGATGCTGAAACCCGAATCGTTTTACACCCGCCCGCACCAAGTTATTTTTGCTGAAATTAAAGACTTGGTTAGCAAGCAGATCCCCATAGACCTACTGACGATTTTCAACCAGATGGAGAACAAGGGAATCAGCAGCACTGTCGGCGGTTTTGCTTACATGGCAGAGCTATCGAAATACACCCCCAGCGCCGCGAACATCGTGCATTACGCGATGGAAGTCCGCGATAAGGCGATCACCCGTTACAGCATAGCTAAAACCAATGCGATGACCGAGTTGCTTTATGCCAACAATGGCATGACGGCGACCCAAAAGCTTGAAGCGATACAGGCGCTATCTACCGAAATCGCAGATCACGCTAAGACAGGTAACCGTAGAGGACTTCGAACATTCGAGAGTGTTTTTTCTGATTGGGTTGATGTTGTTGAGCAGCGTCTTTCCGGTGACCCGCGAGCCATTGGGTTAACAAGCGGGATCGCGTCACTGGATGCCATGCTGGAACCTAAGCGCATTGTGAAGGGGTCGCTATTCGTCGTTGGTGCGCGTCCGAAGATGGGTAAAACCACGCTCTACCTCAACATGGCTATCAACTGCGCGATGAATGAGAAGTTACCAGCGCTGGCGTTCAGTCTTGAAATGCCTGATTTGCAACTGGCCGAACGGATGATCACCCAGATATCCGGCGTATCAAGCAAGAATTTCTATCTTGATGGGTACGACGATAACCGGTTTGCTCTGGCTTCTGCCAAGGGTGTAGAGCTGGCTACTAACGGCAATCTCTACATCGACGACACACCGGGCCTTTCACTGGCGCACATTGTTTCAGAATGTCGTCGTATTAAGCGAGAGCGTGGCGTTGTCGGCATGGTGTTAGTTGACTACCTGACGCTGATGAAAGCCGAGAAAGCTGATCGAAACGACTTGGCTTACGGGATGATCACCAAAGGACTTAAGAACCTCGCTAAAGAACTGGATTGCGTCGTTGTGCTGCTGACCCAGCTTAACCGTGATTTGGAAAAGCGTACCAACAAACGCCCACTCCCCAGCGACTCCCGCGATACCGGACAAATCGAACAGGACTGTGACTACTGGCTCGGCATATACCGCGCTGGTGCTTACGACGATAACGCCAATCAGCATGATACAGAGCTGCTGATGAAGCTTAATCGCCACGGTGAAAACGGCGTCGTGTATGTGGAGCAAAGATTCGGGGCAATTTATGACTGTGACCAGACTCAAGCTAGAGCAAAGGCTGATGAATCAGATCGCCGGTCATCCAAGCAACAAGGTGGTTTCTGATGGAACTCACACACGAAGATGAATTAACTATTGAGCAATATATTCGACTTGCTCACAACGGCTATACCGGACCAGTAGTTATCTGGCTTGAACGGCTAAAAGAACTTCACATGAAACGCGCGGAGTTGATTGCTTGGACTGCTATCACCTGCGCCAGATACGAATCGAAGAGAGAGGCATGATGGACATAACTAAACAGTCAGAGTTTTTAGAAAAACTCATCAATGAGAATCGGAAAAATAACCTTATCGATTTACTTCGAGAATGGCGGATGAAGGAAGAACAGTCACATCTCAACCAGATACGCTCTGCATCTCGCGTAAACAATTGGAGCTTGTGATGGACATAACTAAATCGCGGGAAGAGTTTGAGGCTTGGTTAGAAAGTCGGGATTGCAATCCAGTGGCATGGCTAAAAGATGCGTACTGGGAAGTTTGGAAAGCGTCGCGAGAGAGTCTTGTGGTGGAGTTGCCGGAAATTTACGGCAATGGAGTACCAAAGTGTGATGAATATGACCGTGCCATTAACGAGTGCGCCGACGCCCTCCGCACTGCTGGCATTCGAATCAAGGGAGAGAGTGAATGAGTGAACTAGCGAATCGAATTATTGAAGTTTTCAAAAAATACAAAGAATGGCAGGACGAGAATCTAGGATCTGGATACCCAGTTCGAATGGCTACGTGGAGCATTAGAAACCACTTGGAGAAAGAGCACAAACAAAAATTCACCTGCGCTGATATCAGAAAAGAAATCAAGGGTATGAGTTCTATAAATCTTGATGATGGCTACTCACGTCGGGGTAACTGCGTGTGGAGATACATAGCATGAAAGAATTAGACACTTTCACAGTGGAAGAGATTGAAGAAATTATAAGTTCCTGCCAGCAAGAGATTCATAACACTCCAACTAGTGATGAAATGCCAGTAAGCCCTCGAGAATTACTTTCCCTAGCCCGAATCGCGTTAGCTGCAAAGAGGGCTGAGCCTGATTATCACATCGTGAGATTAGAGCGTAGTGATGCATGGGGCGCAGAGGTAGTGCTTGATGCATACGAAACTGAACTTGATGCCACCAAATCAAAGTCTGACCACGGCGGCGATATTATCCCTGTATACATCACCCCACAGTTGAACTTTCAAGCCCCACTTGGTAGTTGGATTAATTGCAGTGACCGGATGCCGGAAGTTGATGATTGGGTTGTTGGGTGGCATGTCGAAGGTTATTGCCGAATAGTTAGCTGGCAGAAAGCATACGGAAATTATCTAACAAGATCGGCTAGCCACCACTGGCAAGGCGATAATGATGATGCGGAGTTAGAAGGATCTATCACTCACTGGATGCCACTGCCTACAGCTCCGGAGAGGCCACTATGACTAATAACATCACTATTTGGTTAATCACTGGATTATCTATTCTTGGTTACCTGTATATCCTGTTTAAAGCAGGCGAATGGCTGGCTAGCATCATCTGGAAGCGATGGGATAAACGCAAGAAAGAAGAGCGAAAGCAGAAGGCCATTAACGAGCTGTACGACGCTTTCAATCTGAGTGAGTTAACCGATGGCGACACGATGAAGGTGGCAACCAAAGGTGGACTAACCATCATGATGTATCGGAAGTGACCTATGCAAATCGATATGGTCAAGAATGCCGGTGGCGTTTTTGTTCCAGCCTTCGATCACGACTTACCAAGGTTAACCAAGTTCAAAAACGGTGAGATGTACACCGCCGACATTAAGCTAACTCGCAATCCCGCCTTCCATCGAAAGATGTTCGCCTTCTTCAATTTCTGTTTTGCCCACTGGTCTGCTGATAAAACGCCAATGGCAAACGCAGATGAAGCCACTCAATTTGACCGATTCAGAAAGGACTTAACCATTCTGGCGGGATTCTATGAGCAAACGATGAGGCTGAATGGTGATATCAGGACGGAAGCAAAGAGCTTGGCTTACGCGAACATGGAGCCTGACGAGTTCGAACGCTGCTACAACGCAATGGTTAACGCCGCAATAAAACACCTGTTTGGTCGCACGACTGACCAGAACATTATCAACCAACTTTATAGCTACTTCTGAGGTCGGACATGAAAATTACAGACCAAGAAATCCTAACAAGCATATTCCATGAGACAGCAAAGAAACTTCCATACTTCGCGACGAATAACTATTTCGGCAATCGTCGCGGGCTAGGTAACACCGATGCATGGTCACATCGGTATGCGACGCAAATATGCACCGCTTATCGTGAAAGTGCTCTGAAATTGGGGTTAAGCAGTACCCAATCAATGATCCGAATTCGGGAGTTAATTGCCAGTGGTCACCTTGTTGCGGAGAAGGCTCGACCCGGACAGTCGTTTTACTTCTCTTTGCCAGAAAGTGAAACAAAGCCAATGTTTGAAAGGACACTGGAATTACTGGCTAACGGAGGGATAACAAAAGAGCCGGTAAGTGACGAGGGCTTTGATGAATTAGCGGCGAATATCACTGAGATGCTGGTCATAGAATTCGGTGACAAGGGGAAGGTGGCAGCATGATTACTCTGATATTAGTCGCAGCATATTTCTGGATGGCTGGTGTTGTATCTGAATGGGCTCATGACATTCAAGGCAGTAAAGAAACAGTTTCTGGGTATGTAAGTGCATTTTCTATTGGCGTTATATGGCCTTGCTTGATTCTGCCAATATGGTGGAAGGCTTGGCGAAGATGACGCGACGAAGCTCAACACAGATAGCCATAGACAATCTTATCTTCCGCAAGACCTCCAGAACCAAGCCTAAACCCCAAATCCCCGCCAGCGAAATACCCACATATGATCACATATGCGTATTGCTGCGCGCAAAATTCGACAGAGTAAGGAGAACGCGATGAAGGCTATTTTAATGTGGCTGATTTTTGGTCGCTGGGCATTAGTCGGAACAGTGCGAGAGATGAATTACATGCTCCACTTCAAAAGAGAAAGGGATATGAATGAGTTCTATTTTTCCCTTGTTCAAAACAACTTCTGTGGTTCGCGTAATAGCTACTTTATCAGACGTGATATGAAGCGAATCTTGGGACTGAAGGAGAGCATCCATGCCAAGACCTCGGAGTAAATATTTTCACAAACACAAATACCCAAAGAAAAGCCTGTCACCAATTCCAACCCAGCAAGCACCATTCGACAGAAATCTAATCCGCTACACCGGACTGTTCTTCATTCTTCTGACGGTGGTGACTATTTATCTGACGCCGGGAGGTTAGCCATGCCTGAACTCCCCCAATCAATATGCGCATTCTGCCTCAAGCCAATGACTGACGGCTCTATTTACGCTCATCAGAAATGCATTGATAAAGCAGCGAAGGAGGCAGGGAATGATAGCCAAACTCCCAAAGCACCGGAATTGTAAAGTATGCAACGATAGGTTTAAGCCAGCCGCGATATACGAGTGGTGGTGCTGCGAAAATCACAAAGATGAGCACATAGCTCAGTTAGCACTAAAAGCCCGTCAAAATCGATTACAGAAGGAGGATAAGCAGAAGCAAAAAGATGAACAAGCCGAAAGGCGCAGCCTAAAAATCCGCAAGTTAGCACTCAAGCCAGATAGTCACTTCAAAAGTTTAGCCCAGCAAGCATTCAACGAATACATCCGAACCCGCGATTATGACCAGCCTTGTATTAGTTGTGGCGAAACAAACCCGCCAGATTTACACGGTGGTCAGTGGGATTGTGGACATTTTAAAACCGTTGGCGGCTTCCCTGAGTTGAGATTTGTTGAGGCTAATGCCTATCGCCAGTGCAAACCATGTAATGCCGGCTCATCCAAGTACGGCGCTAAAGCTGAGACTGTTGGACGGCAATACAGGGCTAATCTGATTAGTTTGTTCGGGCAGGAGTTAGTTGACTGGCTAGATGGCCCCCATGAAATGACGAGCTACCGGCGTGATGACTATATCCGCATCCGTAATGTGTACAAAGCCAAGACCAAAGCACTTAAAAAACTTCAGGAGGCCGCATGAAAGCAGATGTGAAAACAATTCCCGAGTTACTAATTGCCGCTTATGGAAATCAATCAACTGTAGCGGCCCAGCTAAATACTCAACGTGCAACGGTAAAGAAATACGCCAATGACTCGAAGGGTGAGCGTCACGCCATTGTTAACGGGCGGCTGATGGTGGGGACGACTAGCAGGAAGAGGATTGATAAATGAGACTGGAATCAATAACGAAACACTTCTTCGCTAAATCAACCACAATCAGTGACTCTCCACGGGCAACAGCTTCTGATTCACTTACCGGCACCGATATCATGGCCGCTTTAGGGTTGGCAGACCTTAAAAGCGGTTTCGGGCTGGATTTGTTCTTGGCAAAGCAGGGGATCAGCAATCCGCATCACGCCGTGGAAAGACTCACTCAATATGCGCTGAAAGAATCCGTTAAGTACAAGGCAATCTCAAAGCTCGATGAGGATATTAAACAAAGCGTCGTGCAAACACTCGCAAGATATGCGTTTGCTGATTATGCGCGTAGTGCAGCCAGCGTTCGCGAGTGTGAATGCTGCAAGGGTGATGGGTTTATCGAATCGGAGGTGTTCACCACGAAGGCCCACATTCCACTGCATGAAAGGGAAATAGTTAAGGCCTCTATTTCTTTTGGGATTAAAGGGTTTGTACCGGCTGAATATGAAGTCCATCGTGATCTGCGTGAAAAAGTGAGATTGCTATGCAAGCCGTGCGGCGGGAAAGGTGTGGTTTCCAACTCATGCCGGTGCAACGGGAAAGGGACTGTAGTAGACAAAGAAAAGTCAGAGCGGCAGGGAGTACCGGTTTATAAAACCTGTGGGAAATGCTCAGGTCGAGGATATTCTCGCCTTAAATTTTCTGACGTCTACGAGGCTATTAGAGAACACTTACCCGAACTGGCATCTAGCACATGCTATGAGAGTTTTAAACCTTTCTATGAGCTGCTAGTGACGAAATGCTTAATGGAAGAAGGGGAAGCTGATTCTATGCTTGCAAAAGTGACTCGATAAAACACGATAGAGGCACAATTGCCACGGATGGCGACATTATAAAAACAAAGTCTTGCATTTTTCGGAAAAATGGACTAGATTCATATCTAACGGTGGTAGTTGCATCCGTTGAAGTGGTAAGCAAGATATTGCGGCGGCACTTGTTACCATTAGATACCGCCGAGTTGGTCACTTCGACTTAGGTCTGGAACTCCAACTAAGCAAGCTGAGAGGTTTGCAATCAAGAAGGCTCAGTTAATCGCTGGGCCTTTTTGCTTTTCTGCATTCGCATGGGTACTGGGTTGGTTAATCCAATCGTTGTGAAACGGTATCCAGCCGAATGTGGTGAAGCGGTTAAATCCAACACTCGCCAAGGCGGGCATCACATACCAACTTTTAAGGCTCACTTCGGTGGGCCTTTTTTATTTCCATCATCTGACGTTCGTCAAAACTAAATACTTACCTCTAATGACAATTCACTTTCATGGCACACCTATCTGGGGTGATTGCGGCAATGTTTGTCGGATCGCGTTAACTGGAGCTGGTTCGTTTGTTTCGTACGTTCGCCCCGATCAAATCAGGCTCGCTTTTCAATACTCGGATGAAGTTGGTATAGACAATGGGGCGTTCAGCGCATGGAGACGTGGGTTGAAAATTGATTGGGCAGACTTTTATCGCTGGCTTATGGCGTATTATTTTCATGAAAAACTAGGTTTTTTCGTTATCCCCGACGTTGTAGATGGTGGTGAGGCTGATAACGACGAACTAATCCGTAGACTGCCATCAATATTTCGCGATAAAGCTGCACCTGTATGGCATTTGCATGAAAGTATTGACCGCTTGATAGAGCTTTGTAGCGAATGGCCACGCGTGTGTTTTGGATCATCCGGACAGTATGCCGTTATACGCACCCGTGAATGGCGACAGCGGATGGATGAGGCTTTTGAGGCGATTTACTGCCGCAATAAATTCTCAACAAAAATCCATGGACTGCGAATGCTTGATGGTCGGGTGCTGGGTAATTATCCACTAGCATCAGCAGACTCAACAAACTTAGCTTGCAATGTTCCAAAAACCGAACAGAAATACCCTGAACTTACTCGCCAGTTACGTGAGTTAGGCTGTAATGAAAATCAGGCCAAAGCCGGGCGGTGTGCAGTTTTGAAAAACAGCATCGAATTAGTTAAACCCCCAACTATCAGTGATTGGATTCAAAGTCATTAACGTTAAGTAGCCCACGCATAACCACGTCGGTGACGTTAACGATATGGTCCAATTTTTAAGGCTGCGCTATTGCGTGGCCTTTTTCGTTTTAGCCCATCAGTCACCCAATCAACTCCACACACATTACTCCGCATGAGTGGTTGCGCTGGTGGGCTAAATTCCTTAACTACGCGCCCAACCCGCAGAACGGGAGGGGGAGATATGAAGATGAACGATACTGGTCAAGTGCCTTATTGGTGGACAGCTTCACTTGCTTTGTTTTCCGCTCTCAGTTTGCAGGAATACATTTTTATTATCGGCGCTTTGGTTAGTGCGTGGTTCACCATAAAGACGTATTACGCAAATCGAAGAGAGAAAGCGGCTCAGATTAAAGAGCAGCAGGACAGAACGCAGATACTAAAAGATTACTTACAGGGCAAGCCTATTGGCAGTCACCCGGAAGCTATTCAGGTGGTCAATGAAGCGTTGCAGCAAATGGAGTCAGAATAATGGCTTCGATAAAAACCAAACTCAGTGCTGCGGTTCTTGGTCTGGTTATGGCGGGCGCTCCAGCATCAATCATTCTCAGTCAGTTTCTGGATGAGAAAGAAGGCAACCGGCTGATTGCTTACCCTGACGGTAAAGGAATATGGACTATTTGCCGTGGTGCGACTCAAGTCGATGGGAAGCCAGTAGTGAAAGGGATGAAGCTATCAGCGGAGAAGTGCGCTGCGGTGAATAAGCTGGAAGCTGACAAGGCTATAAGCTGGGTTAAGAAGAATATCCAGGTGCCGCTGACTGAGCCACAGATTGCTGGTATCGCTTCTTTCTGCCCCTATAACATCGGCCCAAGCAAGTGCTTCACTTCTACGTTCTATCGAAAACTCAATGCTGGCGACCGTAAAGGCGCATGCGCTGAGATTAAGCGCTGGGTACATGACGGAGGGAAGGATTGCAATATTCGCTCTAACAATTGTTACGGGCAGATAGAGCGCCGCGACCAAGAAAGCGAATTAACGTGTTGGGGGTTGGATGAATAAATTAACCGCCGCTCTCATTGCTGTTCTGATAGCCATCTTTACTGGACTGGCTTGGTTAGCATTTCACTACCACGGTCAATCGGTAGAGAAAGATAAAACCATCACCACGGTAACTGGTGAAAGGGATGTAGCCCAATTCACACTCGGAAACTACACCACGTCAGTTCGTATCTTCAACGATATCGCCAAGGCCAACGAGCATGAAAAAAACCGCATTAGCAATAATGGTGAGGTACGAGCTACGGCGATTAAAAAAGACATTGCAGGGGATGAGTGTGCTGTTCGGCTTGTTCCTGCTGCCACTGCTGACCTCCTGCGCCGACACGCAAATCAAATACGTTCAGGTGCCCCCAGTGCCGATACCAATAAGCTTACTTTCTGACTGCATGCCGCCAGAAATTCCCGAGATATTAACTTGGGGTAACAGCTTATTACTGAATGACACCCTGTTAACGGTGATAGAGCAGTGCAACGCAGATAAGGCGAGCATTCGGCAAATTGAATCAGCCAGACAGAATTCCCCCAGCAAGGAATAGATAGCTTCTCTCAACGGAGGTGATCGCCTGTTTCACTGGGCCTATCTTGGCGGCTCGGAAAGACGAGAAGTGGTGTAGCAACGCCGAGAGGAGTAGCAAAGCCGCGAACAAAGAACATGAAGGCTCAGTTTAACGACTGGGCCTTTTTTGTGTCCGCAATACCCTGCGCACCGAAAGCGCAATAACCCACCGAAGAACCTGTTTAGGAATGAAGCCTGTGGATCCCAGCATGACTGGCGAGTCTCTTCGGGCTGATATCCATTTCGGCAGGCTTCATCTCTAAAAAGGTAATCGCCATGCAATTAGTCGAAATTAAGAAGTTTGATTTGGTTACTAACTCCGCCGCTATTGCTGAGGGCGTTAAGAAAGACCATAAACCAGTTATTCAGCTCATCAGGAAATACAAAGCAGACTTGGAAGAGTTCGGAAGGGTGGAATTTGAAATGCGACCCTTTCAAACAGATGGTGGCATGCAGAAGCAAGAGGTAGCCCTGCTGAATGAGCAGCAAACCACTCTGCTGATAACGTACATGCGTAACAGCGATATCGTTCGTGCTTTCAAAAAGCGCCTGGTATCGGAATTTTTCAGGATGCGCGGTGCGCTGGCTAGCAAGAAGTTAGACCGCAACACTTCACGTCTCGAATATAAGCCAATGACTGATGCCATTAAGCATGAGCGCGAGGCTTTGGGTAAAACCATATCGCCGCACCATTTCAGCAATGAAGCCGATTTAATCAACCGAATCACCCTGGGCATGACGTCAGCTAAGTTCCGTGTGCATAACGATATAGACAAGAAAGAGTCTATTCGTGACTACCTGACTCCTGAGCAGATCCACTGCATCACCGAGCTACAACGTGCGAACACTGTGTTCATCAGCATGGGGTGGGAGTTAGAACATCGCAAAGAAGTGCTGAAAGGGATGTTTGAGCGAAACCACAAGACGCCACTAATCGAAGAGCAACACCGGTTGGCGGCCTAGCCTTTCCCTCAAATTGAGTATAAGCAAGTCGAGAGCCACTTTCACAACGGCTCTCAATCATTACAGACATAAACCAGAAGGAATTCCCATGACAGCGAATGTAATTCACCAATCCGGTAAGACCGTGAAGGTTTCAACTTCAGGGGATGCCTATGTATTGCCGGCCGCTACAGCAACAGTGCTTGGCGGCGTAAAGAAGGCTGGAACGGTAGCTAACTGCACGGTAGCCGCTGATGGTACAAGCGCAGGCACACAACTTAATGCGTTGCTAACGTCATTACGTGCTGCTGGCATTATTGTTTAAAGAACAATATCTCGCAGGGTTAGAGATCCTCCGAGAGTGAAAAGTGGAAAATTCCAAATGGCCGCACCAAAGGGTAATAAGTTTTGGGAGGCTCGCAGTAAGCATGGCCGCAATCCAAAATTCGATTCCCCTGAAGATTTATGGTCAGCCTGTTGCGAGTACTTCGATTGGGTGGAAAGGCATCCATTGAAGGAGACTAAAGCATTCGCGTTTCAGGGCGTAGTAACAAAAACGACGCTGCCTAAAATGCGAGCAATGACCATGATGGGATTATTTCTGTTTCTGGATATAAGCCGCATGACATGGGCTCTATACAAAGAGCGTGAAGATTTTATTGCTATCACTATGCGAGTCGAAGATGTCATCTACGACCAGAAGTTCTCCGGAGCAGCTGCTGACCTGTTAAACGCCAACATCATTGCGCGTGACCTCGGACTGAAAGAGGCAACAGTCAATGAGCATACTGGTAGAAATGGTGGGCCTATCCGTTACGCCGATTTGTCCGAAGAAGAATTGCAAGAACGCTTAAAGGAGCTTGGTCATGGCCGTCACAGATCACAGCTCAGCGAGAAACAGACAGACTCTTGAAGCTTATAAGCAGAGAGCCATTCAGAGCGCCCGCTCAAACCTTTTAGACTTCACGCTATACACAAACCCCCTGTACGAAACCGGCTGGTTCAATGAGCTTCTATTTGCTGAGCTTGACCAGTTTTTGATAGATGCTGAAGCTGGACTGATGCCGCGCCTGATGATATTTGCGCCCCCTCGATCAGGTAAGAGTGAGGCAGCGTCACGACGCTTCCCCGCTCACGTGCTGGGTAAACATCCTGACTGGAATGTAATCGCCTGTTCGTATTCGTCTGACCTTGCTAACCGCATGTCACGCGACACGCAACGCATTATCGACTCAACGCGGTATCAAGAGATATTCCCTGACACAAATCTCGCCTCTGGCAGAACAGGTTCTGGCGGCGCTATACGCACCGCTGAGCTATGGGAAGTCATAGACAGCAAGGGAAATATTCAGGGAGGCTCATACCGAGCAGCAGGTGTAAATGGCGGCATCACTGGGCAGGGTATGAATATCGGCATCATTGATGACCCAGCCAAAGACTATAAAACTGCATCCTCTCCTACATATCAGTCCTCAGTTATGGACTGGTATGACACAACATTCTTCACGCGTGCTGACCCACGATTGAATGGCATTGTCATCATCCTGACTCGATGGCATCAAAATGATCTCGCTGGACAGTTGCTAAAACTGGCTGAAGAAGGAGGTGAGAGTTGGCGTGTAATCAGTTTCCCGATGGAGGCCGAGCAGGAAGAGTTTCACGAGCTAAACGGCAAGAAGTATTCACTCCGCAAGCCTGGTGAAATCCTGTTCCCAGAACGCATGCCGCAAGCCTTCGTAGATAAGGCAAAGCAGCGTGGATCTCTGGTATGGAACGCTCTATATCAGCAGCGGCCTACAACTCGTGGCGGCGGACTGATAAAGACTCACTGGTTTGGCGAGTACAAAGAGTTGCCGGTCATGAAGTGGCGAGCAGTCTACGGTGATACTGCGCAGAAAATAAAAGAAGTGAATGACTTCTCTGTTTTCGAACACTGGGGATTGGGTGTTGATGGTTACATGTACCTCATCGACATGATCCGTGGCAAGTGGGAATCAGACGAACTGAAGAAGCGTGCTGTGGCGTTCTGGAAGAAATCTAAGCAACTCGGCAATGGGCCACTTCGTTACATGGCCATCGAAGACAAATCATCCGGCACCGGCTTGATTCAGAGCATCCGAAAAGATGCTATTTGCCCAGTTAAAGCCATCCAGCGCGACAAAGACAAATACACCCGACTTATGGATACCCAAGGATATATCGAGTCGGGCTACATCAAGTTGCCAGCAGACGGCATCTTCATCAATGACTTTCTCGTAGAGATGGAAGCCATTAACCCTGAATTCAACACGCATGATGACCAACTTGATCCAATGATGGATGCCATCTCTGAGATGAAAGGTAAGTCTGGCGTGTTGTTCACCATTCCTGACGAGATACTGCAATGACAAGACGCAAGGCTGCACCAGTTGCACAACCTCCTAAGCGGGAAGTGGTGAAGATTACTAATGCTCACCTTGAAAGCGCTTCGGCGTCCAATGATGAGAAACCATTAGCTGAATTTAAACGTTATGAACCGCTTCCTGGTGTAATACCTGAGGACAAAAAGGAAGCCGCACTTGCAATGGATAGCACGCCATATAGTGTGATTAACAGCATGTCTATTGGTAGTGAGTATTCGGGTTTCCGAGGCTACCCACAGTTGGCCGCAATGTCTCAGCAGGTTGAGTATGCAAATATGCATACCATCATGGCTGACGAGATGACGCGAAACTGGATTGAGGTGAAGAGCACGGAAGAGGGCGACCCTGATATTGAGTTGATGGATTTGGCGCTGACTAAGTACGACATCAAGCGATTGATTCATGAGGCTGTCAGGCAGGACTCAGAATATGGTGTCGCCCACATCTTCATTGATGTTGGCGCTGATGACCTTGAGAACGAAAAGCCTCTATTTCTTGACCCACGCAAGATAACTAAAGGCTCACTGAAAGGATTTCGTTGTGTAGATCCAAACTGGGTTTATCCGGCGATGTACAACTCAAACAAGCCGCTTAGGCCTGATTTCTACAAGCCTCAAGCATGGTTCGTGATGGGTGATACAGTACATGAATCTCGATTCATCGATATCGTTAGCCGGCCAGTGCCTGACATCCTTAAGCCATCCTATAACTTTGGCGGTCTTTCGTTGACACAGCTGATGGAGGATTACGTTGTTGACTGGCGTGATGCCAAGAAGAACGTGATAAAGATCCTCAAGACATTGCGAATGCGCGGACTTAAGACTGATATGGATGCCCGCCTTGCGATTCCAGGCGAGTTCGATAGGCGTATTAAGATGTTCACAAAGTATCAGGATAACTTTGGTTTATGGGCATATGACAAGGAGGAAGAGTTAACGCATCAACAGACCTCACTTAGTGAACTGTCAAACATCCTATCAAACTATCAAGAGCAGCTCTGCATACCATCGCGCACCACAAATCTGAAGATGTTTGGTAATGCCCCAGCTGGATTGAATGCAAGTGGTGATGCTGAGATAGAAACGTGGCACGAAACGATATCGGGCTCGCAGGAGTTGGACTATCGCAGGGCCATTGAGAACATATTCAAGATTATCCAACTGTCAGAGTTTGGCGAGCTTAAGCCGGATATCTATTTCGAATTTAAACCTCTGGATGAGATAAGCGATGACGACCGAGCCAACACGAACAAAACTCGCGTTGAAACGGTGGTTGCTGCCGCTGATAGCATGCTGATTAGTTCTGAAGAAGCACGTGACGCACTGAAGAGTATTGACGGAGCAGGCTTCGAAAACCTGAAGGGTGACTATGAACCGGAAACCCAAGAAGAGTAAAAGCCTTCGGGCGGTTAACTATAACGCTGGGAATATTATTTGGTATCGAAGAGAGCTACTGGCGATTATTCGTGAGATGAACGATGACGTGAAAAATCAAATTGTTCCCCTCTTTGCAGATAACCCTCTAGCGATGGATGCCAACCCGGTTCAATTGTTGCGTAGTGCTTTGCGTGCACTGTCGAAAAAGTGGATTGAACGCTTTATTGCAAAGGCGTTACCAACCGCAGAAAGCATCACTAACAAAACTGGCGAGGCTGTTGATCGCTCGTTGTTGGCGGCGGTCCGTAAAGATTCAATGACCATCAACATGCAGTGGACTGAGGCTATGCTCGAAAAGCGAGAGGCTATCATTTCAGAGAATGTGGCGTTAATCCGCTCCATCCCTGAGAAGTATTTCACTGAGGTGGAATCGATGGTGTTTCGCTCAGTAGCTAAGGGCGGTGACCGCAAAGGGCTGGCTGATGAGATAGAAGCCAACTTTGGTAAGCGTCACGGCATTACTCGGCGACGGGCTGAATTCATAGCACGTGATCAGGTCCGCAAGGCTACCAGCGCACTATCCAACGCAAGGCAACAAGCGGCAGGAATAAAGAAAGGCATATGGCTACACAGCGGTGGAGGTAGCGAGCCTCGCAAGAAGCATGTTCACGCTAACGGGCAAGAGTTCGACCTCGATAAGGGGCTTCCCATCGGCGACAAGGGTCAATATGTGTTGCCGGGTGATGAGCCCGGATGCGGATGCACGTGGAAGCCAAAATTGCCGTTTTAATTATTTTGGGACAGCCATTATGTGTAAAGCACCAATACCACCGCCATATAAGCCAGGGGATCGCGTTGTTCGTCCCGCTCCACCACCTCAACCACCAAAACCAAAAAGCAACAAGATCGCTATAGCGGTCTTTTTTATTGCCTGAAAAACAGGAAAGAACATGAGCGAAATAAACTCATATTTGCTCGCTGAGGATGAAGATAAGTGGATCACGATTAATGGAGCTCACGTAAAAGTAAACGGTCAGGGTGATGTCGTCGAGGGTGCGGAAGGAAAAATTACCCCCAATCAACAATCCCAGAAGAAAGAAGCCAAAGCAAAACTATCGAGCAATGAAAAATCCGCAATCTCCAGTTATTCGGGCGACAACTTCCTCAAGATAAACAATCAACTTAGGAAAGGCGACTCATCTGATCCAGACGTCAAAAGAATTGATAGCGCTGTCGATAAGGGTTCGCTGAGTGGCGAGACTCTTTATCGTGGAATGAGCAAGGATGATGCGAAAAAGCTTTTTCCCGATGGGAATATAAAGAAGGGCATGACCGTATCAGACCCTGCATTTTTATCCACTTCGAATGAGAAAAAGATAGCAGGAATGTTTAGCGTCGGCGGTGTGATGTTAGAGATTGAGCCAGAAGTAGGGGCTAAGGGGCTTAATGTTACCGAGCTATCAAGCAACAAGCATGAAAGTGAAACACTACTCCCCCGCAATGCAGAATTAGAAGTTGTCAGCATTCACCCTGGGAAATCACCGGGGCAACCAGTGACAGTAAAAATGAGATACGCCAATAAAGGTAATCAGATGGCTAAAGATAAAAATGTCTTTGCCTTCGATAAGGCGAGCGTTCGTCGCTATGACGTTGACGGGATGCTTCATGTTGAGTTGACGCCAATCAGTAAGGCTAATGTCTGCGTCTACTACGGCAAAGAAATACCCGATTGGGAAGCGCTAGGCCTTAACCCTGATAAGGCATATAGACTGCTTCGCGACCCTGAAGAACTCAGAAAATCCGCACCAACATTCAACAACAAACCAGTGCTAGACACTCACATCGCAGTGTCGATACTTGACCCGCCAAAAAAACACATCATTGGGTCAACTGGCACCGATGCTGTGTACGAAGCTCCGTATCTGAAGAATTCGATGGGTATTTACGACATCAATTCGATTATCGGCGTAGAGAACAAACAGCAGCGTGAAATCTCATCTTCATACCGTTATCGGCTCGACATGACGCCGGGCGAGTACGAGGGCGAACCATACGATGGCGTTATGCGTGACATCGTTTGTAACCATGTGGCAATCGTGCCAAGTGGCCGGGCTGGCCCGGATGTATTTGTATATGACTCACTACCTACAGGACTCAAACTGATGTCGAAACTTAATAAATTAATGTCATTCATCAAGCCTTTACTGGCTAACGATGAAAAGCTAGAAGAGGTGGAGAAGAAGGTTGAAGAAATCATTAAAGACGATGATGAAAAAGACCCTAAAACCGCCAAGGACGAACTAACCGAAGAAGAAAAGAAAAAGATAGCCGAAGACGAAACTGAAGAGAAAGCTAAGAAATTAGCGGAAGACGAAGCTGACAAGGAAGAAAAAGAGAAGATGGCAAATGACAGTAAATTTGCAATGGACTCAGCAATTAAAGGCGTTGAAGCCCGTTTTGCAGCCCTGCGTCAGGCAGAGCGTGATGTCCGTCCAGTGGTAGGTGACTTGGCATGTGACAGCGCTGATGAGGTTTACCGCACAGCGTTGAAGCAGATGGGATGTACAGACCACGCAACACTACCATCAGCCGCGCTTCAATCTGTTTTCAAAGCCTATTCTCGCCCTGCTATGGCAAACGACGCAACACCAATCAGCCATGATTCACGCACTAACGTGAAAAACTTCTTCGAGGGTAAATAATATGTCATTTCAAAAGGAAGTAGATCTTTATTCTGGCGTTGGCCAGGCAGGGCAACCTGCTTCAACATCGCCAATCATCGCAGCAGCAGGTGGACCCGGAGCGTTCCAAGCCGGCACTAACGGCCTGATTATGGCGCGATTTGCATGGCGTAACTCCACCAATCCATTACGGTTAGATAATACCGGCACTGGCAATCCTGTTGGTTTTATTCAGAATAATGCTAACGCTACCATCACTTACCTGCAAAGTAACAGTATGACCATCTCAGCTGGTCGAGAAGCCTCGGCTGTTGTCGGTGGTGACTTCTGGGCTATTTCTACCACAGTAGCAACAGTTGGTCAGAAGGTATTCGCGGTTCTGGCTACGGGACTTCTAGCAACTGGTGCGGCAGGCGCAACAATATCTGGTGCAGTAGAAACAGACTGGTATGTCGCCAGCCCTGCCGCTATTGGTGATTTACTGATTATCTCTACATGGAGCAAAGCATAATGCCTCAACTGACTCAGGCTGATTTCGCAGCCTTTAAAGCGGAAGCCGAATCGCGTGGCATTTTCTTGCCATCCTCAGTAACTAAATTTGCAATGGACGCTGATGTTCAACCAGGTATGCCACCTAACGGCGGTATCCCAGCAATCGTATCTTCATTCATCGACCCTGAGATCGTCCGGACTATCTTTGCCAAACAAAAAGCGGCTGATATTTTGGGTGAGAAAAAGAAAGGTGCTTGGGCGCAAGACACGCTGATGATTCAGCGCGTTGAGCAATCTGGTCATGTTGTGGCGTATGACGATTACAGTGAACAAGGTGGTAACCAAGTTACTCCTGGTTGGGAACATCGTCAGGTGTATCGCTATCAGACAATGGTCACTTATGGCGAGCTGGAGCAAGAGCGTTATGGTTTAGCTATGCTGCCCTATGTGGCAGAAAAGCAACGCGCCGCTGCATGGACGTTGAATCAGGCGCAGAACAAATTCTATTTCTACGGTGTATCAGGGCTGCTCAATTACGGCATTCTGAATGACCCAGCACTACCTACACCGATCACCCCAGCTACTGTCGATGGTAAAACCCTGTGGAAAGATAAGCAGGTAGTAGATATCTATAACGATATTCTTGCCCTTTACGCAGACCTGATTGCCCGCACCAATGGCGCAGTCGGTGATGGTGTGGATATGGCATCACCTTTAGTCTTGGTGATGAGCCCTAACCCCTCAGTGTGGTTTAAACGTGCTAATGAAATCTTCGGCAATACCGTAGAGAAAATGGTGAAAGATACCTTCACTAATCTACGAATTGAAGTTGCACCACAGTACGACACCGACGCAGGTGAACTGGTGCAGATGTTCGTTGAAACTGCTCAGGGCCAAGAGGCTGGGTATTGTGCCTATAGCGATAAGCTGCGTGCACATCCAATTATCACAATGACATCAAGCTGGAAGCAGAAGCACTCCGGAACCACTTATGGCGCGGTGATCACCCAGCCATTCCTGTTTGCTCAAATGCTCGGAGTTTAAAATGGCTGCTAAAAAATCCACCTACGTTATCGGTTGTAAACTACCATGCGGCTTGTCATTTCGGCATGGCGATAAAGTAATTACTCTGGCGGGAGCTAATACTTCCGTTTTGGTTAATGGCTTTGGCATGACGAAAGACGTACCCGCAGAAGCATGGGAGGAATTTGCGAAAAATCACGCCGATTCTAAATTCATTAAAAACGGGATTATCTTTGCCGTTTCAGACGAAGAATCAGCCAAGGATGCGAGTCTTGAGCGGTCGAAGGTAAAAACCGGCCTTGAGCAAGCGTCACAAGAAACCGCTGGCGTGGAGCCACAAAAAGAGGATTAAATCATGGCTATCGTGGTGCTCGATATCACGAAATTCCGCGCCATGTTTCCTGAGTTCTCCAATGTAGCTGACGAAATCCTTCCGTTCCTCTTTGACCAAGCCACTGATTACCTAAACAACTCCGATTTCTCACTCGTTGATGACATCATAAAGCGTGAGCGTTTGCTCTACCTGCTTATGGCTCACTTAGCGTACATGCGATATGGGGATGCAAGCGGTAATGGTGGTTCAGGAATGGTTGGACGTCTGTCGTCGGCCTCAGAGGGGTCAGTATCGGTCTCTTCTGAGGCTGGCGTGGTTGATTTCCGCTACATGTGGTACACGCAGAGCCCATACGGAATGGATTATTGGCAGGCGACAAAATCCTACCGTATGGCGAACTACTATCCGGGAGGCTGATTATGGCCGGGAAGATAATTGATTTTCTCGAACAGGTTGGTAAATCACTGGAATCGAAGCAAGTTAAAGTTGGGTTTGTTGATGGTGCAACATATCCAGACGGAACTAGCGTGGCAATGGTTGCGGCAATCAACGAGTACGGAAACCCAAGCAATAACCAACCACCGCGCCCTTTTTTTCGTAACGCGATAAGTGAAAAATCGGGCGATTGGGTGGAAACGGTAGCCAATGGAATTCGCGCGGGGATTGATACCACGCAAGTTCTTGAGGTTGCGGGCGCTCAAATCAAAGGAGACGTACAGGAATCGATAGCTATCCTAATCGAGCCAAAATTATCAGATGTAACTCTTCATATCCGCAGGACGAGAAAGAAATTTCCAAATCAATCAACGAAGCCGCTTGAAGACACGAAATTAATGTTTGGCGACGTGAACTATGAGGTGGGAGAAATTGAACCTTCATCGGATAGTTAAACCTGCCATTAACCGCGTAAACCCATTTATTTCTGCACTTGTTCGCCGGTCTGATGGTTTCACGATAGGTGAGGGCCGGAAGCAGGTTCCCAAGTACCTACCTGAAGCACCAGTCACCATCCAGTTGCAGCCTCTATCACCAGGAGACTTGAAACATGTTGACGGGCTAAATATATCCGGCCTTCTCAAGTCTATTCATGTTGATGGAAATTTTTACGGGGTGAACCGTGAAAAAGTGCTCGGTGGCGATCTATTTATTATTGGCAGTGAAGAATGGCTTGTTATTGAACCATTGGAGTTGTGGCCTGATTGGTGCAGGTTGCTTGTTCAGTTGCAGGTGACGCCATGAATGATATGACCATTGATAACGTGATTGATGTGCTGGCTGACTTTGCAGAGCCATTCATTGGTAAGTGTGAGCAAGCACAGGCTAACCGAGTACCAATGGACAAGGGGCAGTTTTGCATTCTGACGCCATTGAGATTTAAACGTCACTCAACCAACCGAGAAATCAAGAAAGATACCGGATCACCAACAACAAGCGCTATTGGTTTTACTGAGGTTAGGCAGGCCGATATTCAGGTTGATATCTACGGCGATAATGCAGGTGACCGAGCTATCTCTCTGGAGACGCTATTCCGCACTGGTTACGCCTATGACGCAATCAAGTCCATTGATGAGCGAGTAGCGCCACTCTATAGCTCTGAGGCTATTCAGGCCCCAATGATTAACGGCGAAAACCAGTGGCAAGAGCGTTACATCGTGACCGTATCTCTACAGGTTCACATCACCATTGATGTTCCACAGGACTACTTTGACAAAGTTCACTTCACTATCGAACAGGCTGATAAGGCGACTTCATGAGCAAAATTCCATTATCGCGTGACTTTAAAATCACGCCTTCTACTGTAAACGCAGCTGGTACTGCGCTGGATGTTTACGGTCTTCTTTTATCCGATAACGAGTTACTGCCTGTTGGTAAGGTTTCAGAATTTACCAGTGCGGCAGATGTTGGTGCAGCCCTTGGCACAACCAGCAAAGAATATCTGGCGGCCTCACTATATATGTCCGGGTATGAAAATTCCACGGTTCGACCTGGTGCTGTTTTATTTGGTCGTTTAGTACGGGAAGATCCTGTGGCTGGTTGGCTTCTATCTGGTAGCTTCAAAGGCGTTAAAATAGCTGCGCTACAGGGAATTACTGGAACTATTACGTTAATGCTAGACGGGGCATCGAAAACCAGCACATCCATTAATCTGGCAACCGCAACAAGCTTCACTGATGCAGCGGCAGCAATCGGCACAGCATTTGGTAGCGGGGTAGAAGTTGACTGGCTGCCGGTGCAGAGTCGTTTCATTATCCGATCAGCCACTACTGGAGCTAACAGCGAAGTTTCACAAGCCGTTCCTGGCGCCGCGGCAACCGCATTAAAGCTGACAGCAGATACAGCTGCAACAGTTTCGCCAGGCGCGATTGCAACTAGCATTACCGACACAATGGCCGCAATCGTGAATCAGAATCAGGATTGGGTAATGACCGCTAGTCTGGTTGATCTCACTGATGAAGAAAAAGAAGAATTATGTGCATGGGTCAGCGCGTCAACTAACCGCTATGCCTATTCAATGTATGACACATCGGAAGATGCAACAGTAGCCAATAATGAATCGTGCTTCGTTCAGAGCGTAGTTATTTCGAATGGCTATGAAAATGTGTTTCCTGTTTATGGTTCATATCTCTACGCAGTGCTGGCGCTGGCTTACTCTGCATCACTTAATTTCAACCGAACAAATGGCCGAGTATCTTACAAATTCCGGGCATTCGCAGGTATCGCGCCAAACGTAACGGATAACGCAACAGCCGCTGCGCTAGAGTCAAATGGATATAACTTCTATGGCGCATACGGTCAGAATAAAACTCTGGCTAACTATGTGTCAGATGGCGCGATTACTGGCAAATTCCTGTGGCTTGATAGCTTCATTAGCCAAGTATGGATTAACGCCAACCTGGTTGCCGCATTCGCCAACCTGTTTACCAATAACGCCTCATATGCGTTCAATGCCGGTGGTTATGCGTCAATTTCTGCCGCGGTGATTGATGTGGCTACCAATGCGATTAACTTTGGTGCTATTCGTGCTGGCGTGACACTGGATCAGGCGCAAATCAACATCGTTAATGATGCTGTGGGAACTGATATTTCCAATGTGCTGTATACGCAGGGCTGGTTCTTCTTCATCCCTCAGCAAACAGGCGCATCACGAACCGAACGTAGCCTTGACGGTGCAATCTTCTATTACGTCGACGGGCAGTTGATTCAAAGCATCGACATGACCTCAACAAATATCCTGTAAGGAATGAAAATGCCTATCGATATTACAAGTGCCAACTCGAAGCTGCGTATCATCGTGCCATCGTTTTACCCTGGTGGGTTCGATGTTGATGATTATGCGGCTGAAGATATGTTTGATACCGGAGCATTGCAGAACGCTGAAGACATGATGTCAGCGGATGGGAAATACCACGCTGGTTTCATCTTTAACCCCACGGAGCTAACTATTACCCTAATGGCAACGTCTAACGCTGCCCAGCTAATAGGGGATTGGTACGCAGCCGAGCGAACCGCAGTGGCTAAGTTTGCTTGCAACGCAGTACTGACCATCCCAGCCCTTAATATTAAGTATAACTTTGTGAATGGGGTGCTTTATACGTGGACACCAGCACCTCCGGGCAAGCGGGTATTACAACCACGTCCGGCTATCTTCCACTTTGAATCATGCACTCCGAGCGCCGCATAATGTCCAGAAAACAAATCACGTATACCGTGGAAGATGAAGGCCGCGATAAGGGCAAAGAGTTCATTATCACTGAGATGTCAGCGTGGGATGCAGAAGAGCTTTCGGAAGAGATATACCGTGCTATGGGCCATGGCGAATTCAACTCACTACCGGCTGACGTGGTGGCGATGGGTGTTGCTGGTTTGGCTACGGTTGGGGTGTCTGTTCTTGCTGCTGCCCCCGCATCTGTATCACGGCCAATTTCTGACAGGATCCTATCGACCGTAGAGATTGTGATCACCAATGAAGGCAAAGATATCACTCGCTCTATCAAGCCTATCGATTTCGAAGAAATATCAACCATTCGGACACTGAAGGATAAGGTTTTTGAACTGAACTTTGGTTTTTTATCACTCGCCGCCAAGTAAAGTTTCCTTACCTAGAAACCCCAAATCCACCGCGAAAACTCACTTCAACGGTAAACATACCTAAGAACATATACGCCGTTATATGCTCAGGAAAGGCCACGTATGCAGAATTGCAGAACGACCTATCTGTGAGGGATATGTTTAATCTGCTGGAAGTTATCGCGGTGGAGGCACACAACAGCGTTGCCTGGCGGCAGCATATGGAGAAACCAAGGTGATTATAGAAGAGCTGGCATACAAGGTTACTGTAAGAACTGAGGAATTTCTCTCTGGTAAAAAAAAGGTTGAAGAGGGAGCAAAATCCCTTGGTAAGAATGTGTCAGATGCATTGGGTGATGCTGAAACCAGCACAAAAGGCATTGGAACGGAAGTTAAGAAGGTCGGTGATCAGGTGCGCCGAACGGCTGATGATACCAAGCGCCCATTCGGTTTTATCAGTGGTGGATTCTTTGGCGCCGCCAAAGGTGCCAAGGAATTTGGCAAAGAAGGCAAGGAAGCATTAGGTAATGTGGTCGCGGGCACTGCTAAATTCCTTGGACTTGCCCTGTCCGTTGAAGGGGCCCGTCGTCTATTTACTTCGGCAACCAATAGCCTTGTTGATTTAGGTAATGCATCAAAGTTTCTAGACCTCGATCCTAAAGAGGTTGATGGTTGGAAAAAAGGCGCAGAATCAGTAGGCAGTTCTGCCGAGGCAATAACCAGCGCACTGGTTAAGTTGAAAAACACTAAAAACTGGTCAGTATCTGGCATGGGAGCACCAGACGATTCTACTCAGGCAATATTACAACTAGGCTCACAAGTTGGCGTAGATATTATTGGGGCCAAAGATCCAGGCGAGATGTTTAAAAAGGTTGAAGAGGCGTTGCGTAAACTTCCCAAAGAGCAAGCAGCGACCTATATTCAGCGACTGGGATATGACACCTCATTGCTACCATCAATCCTTGATGGCTCTCTTGACCAAAAACAGGGTAAGTTTCAAGGTGCTTCAAACAATACTGAACAGATGATTAAGCAGGCTCTGGAAGTGAAAGAGGTTATGGTGAAGCTAGACCAGACCACTGAGAGCTTGGGTAATAATCTGGTTAAGGTTTTTGGCCCCGATGCTGTGGCACTTATGGAAACCTTCAATCAATGGGTTACCGCAAACGGAGGTAATGTTATTGATTTCTTCAAAGATGCAGATAAATGGGTTCGGCAATTTTCCGCAGCATTGGCTGGCAATAAAAACGCCATTCACGAATGGGCACAGGTATCTGATAACTTCAATCTAATCTCTGGGTTTGATAAACCGGTTGTTGATTTAGGTGGCTATCTGGATAAAAAGTTAAAAGGAAACGCTGCTTGGGATTGGTGGAAAGATAACAAGGATAAAGACATTAGTGATTTATTTTCAGGTGATAAACCAGAAGAGAATAAAGATGTCGATATGGAAAAATTACTGGATGCCGTCATGAAGACGGAAAGCGGCGGGAGGGCTAACATTGTACATCCAGTATCTGGTGCTACTGGTGCTTACCAATTTATGACTCCAGCAGCCAAAGACATGGGTTTGCGCGTGGACTCAGTTGTAGATGAACGATTAGATCCAGCTAAGTCTAGAGAAGCTGCTAGAAAGTATTTAAACCTTCTTCTTAATCGTTATGGTGGAGATAAAAAATTAGCATTGATGGCATATAATGGTGGAATGGGTAGGGTCGATAACCACCTTGCAGGTAAAGGAAAACCACTTAAGCCGGAAACAATAGAATACCCAGGTAAAGTTCTCGGCTATTATGAGCAGATGAGTCAATACGCATCAATGGCAGGAATGCCGTCTCAATCGCAGAGCGTAGACAACAGCCGATCTCAGGCAACCCACATCAACAATGTGAATGTTAACTCTAATCCTCAGTCTGTTGATGCAATACAGAAATCAATTGAGGATCAGCTCCGTCGCAGTAGTATGACGGGGTCGTTTATTTCGGGAAATGGGTGATTTTTTAGTTTTTTGTTAACCCACCGTTATTGTAAATGTAATACCCAGCCTGGATAGAGGCTAATATTAGTCCGACTCTAAGTTCTGAATTCTTCAGATTTTGCCCATCGAGATCCATGTATTCTTTTCTAGCATCGGCAAGTATGCCTCTTTCAATATCTTTGTATTGCATACCGTCATGGGCTGATTTGTATCCACTCTGACATCCTTCAGAGATAAGGCTGATAAGATCAAGCCTTTTTGACTCAATCAACTTAACGTCTTTTTCATATGACTCTACCAGTGAAGAAGCTGATTTATTACAATCAACCAATACATCGTGATTGGTTAGGTTCTTTGCTGCTAAAGATGACGATGTAATAGACGTAATAAAAATGAGTGTTATTAGTTTGAATTTGTTTTTCATATCAATGTCCTTATGTTTTCGATAATTCTACCCATAAATTGGCGCAATAACACGCAATATGGCCCATTTTAAGCTCTTAAAATGGCATCACTGGCTTGATCAGGCAGTTACATCCAACCAGTTGTCCTGCGTGGATGCGTGTGAAAATTCCCACTTTTACACCTGATTTGATTGTGAATTTCTTACCATTAAAACTTGCATGGCTAGGGTGTTGGCAAAGATAGTCTTCGTAAATCCAGATGCCATAGACGATGCCAATTTTTATGCGTTTTTCTCTTTCAATGGCTGAGGTAGCAATCCGCCACAAAATTCTGGCAAGCTCACTAGCAGACGATTGATTAATCCCAGTCAATTCAACCAAGCTATTTTTTAATTCAAATAGATTTGCGCCATGTTTAATTACTTCACGGTAAATTCCTTTGCATCCTTTGACCTCTATAATGCTCTTTTTAATGATTTCAAAATCTTTGTCAGATGTTTTTGGTAGAAATATTTTCCCAATAATTAGGCATTCTTCCTTACTAAGGTTTGGCATGTGATCCTGTTTTAAATTGTTAAATGGTGTAAACATTCACGCACTTAGATGCACCTTTTGCTTTCTAGTTCCCTATCCAAGCCATAGTGCTGGGTTTTTTATTGGCGGTAACCATGAGCATTATAGACATAAACACCAGTGACATATTCAACGCTATTGGTGGTGGTTCTCCATTGTCGATTATTGACAGCGTAATCCATCCATCGTACTCAATAAGAAACCACGGCCTTAGTGGGACTGATGCCCTTGAATTCAGCGGGATGGCGTCAATTCAACCTAGCGCTGGGGCCAGTGTTGTTACTGCTCCCATTGAAAATGGCAAGTACCAATCCATCAATAAAGTCGTTCGTCCTGGTAGGGTTGTGTGTGATGTGGTTATATCTGGTCTTACTGGTTTAACCGGCTCAATCCCAAATATTTTTGATCTGACATTTACTAGCCAATCTAAATCTCTTACCACAATCAAATCAATGATTGAATCAGCAAACCTGTATGACATTGATACACCAAAAGATACATATGAGAGCTATGATCTTGTTGACTATAGCTACTCAGTAAATAGTCATCGCGGGGTATCATTACTGATTGTAAGTCTGATTTTTGAAGAAATTAGACAGCAAATGGAGGTCTCTTTATCTAGCCAGCAATCAAAAAACAAAGCAACTGATGACAAGATTCAGAATGGTAATGTTGGCGTTGGCGCTGATGCAAATAACGGAAGCTCAACTCCTTCGGTAATTGATGAACTAAAAACCTCATGGGCAAACTTGAAAAAATCAGTCGGAGATATGGCTGATGATGTAAATGGTGCGATAAATTCCGGCTTTACCTCGGCAGTGGAAACGGTAAAGGAACCACTACTGAAAACGGCGACGTCCGCTAACAATAAAGCGGAAAGCTTTGTAAGACTAATAAACGAAGCCATCACATGAATACATTATCCATTGAAGATAAAAAATCTCAGGCAATATTTGTGACGCTTGATGGGCAAAACTGTTTAATCCGACTGATCCAGAGAGAGAGTTTCATGTACATGGATCTCACTGTAGATGGCAGCCCTATTCTGCAAGGCGTTCCATGCTTATATGCCAATAAGATTGTTAGATATAAATATTTAGGTTTCAAAGGTGATTTATTCTTTCTTGATAATGAAGGTCAGGAAAACCCCCAATGGAATGGATTATCTAGCAGATTCCCACTTTATTACATAACGGAGGCTGAACTTGTACAGTAAAAAAGATCTGCGTTATGAATTCACTTTATCTAATGGAGCTTTTGATAAGAATGGGAATGATAAAATATCCATTGGTAATGTTAAGTCCTCGTTTAGATATGGTGCTTATGGAAACTACGGAGGAATTCAAGCTGAAATAATGATATTTGGCCTTAGCATTGATAGGTTAGCATCATTATCTGGGAAAGGTATCGGTGTATATACGCCAACAAAAGATATAAGTGTAAATGTTTACTCTGGGGATAATAAAATTTTCTCTGGTGGTATTTATGCCAGCTACGCGAATATGAATGCACAACCTGAAACTGCCTTAGTAATGAATACCATTTCTGGTTTAAACCTAAAGACAGCATCATCAAGCGCCTTTTCTCAACCAGGGGCTGTTCCAGTTGAATCAATGCTCAGTGCCATATGTAATATTTTTGGATTCAGCCTCAATGCCAGCAGACTTAATGGGAGAGTCGCACAAAACCCTCACTTCTCTGGAAGCCCAATGGATCAGGTAAGGGATATATGCCTGTCACATGGTTTATGGTATCGAGTTTTCGACAACATAATCACAGTATGGCCTGCTGGTTCAGCGGTAGATGACATTGTCCCGTTAGTGTCACCTGATAGCGGACTAATCGGATATCCAGTGTTCACCCAAAGCGGGATAACTTTTCAAACGCAATTTTCTACATATTTGGCACAGGGTAGAGTGGTTGAGCTTGTCACTTCATTACCAAATGCCAGTGGGAGATACCTACTGACCGTAGTAGAGCATTTTCTAAGCTCTTGGACGGAGGGGGGCAGTTGGCACACGGTCTGCCAAGGATTTAAAATTAATCAGGACGAGAAGAAATGAGCAACTTTTATTCTCCACCTCAAAACCAATCTAATGACGGTGATGCATTCGCCTCATCATTCAGTAAGCTACTAACCTCAAATTACTTTATCCGGCTTGCTACTGTAACCGACGTTCGTGGCACAGCACCTAACCTTGTGGTCGATGTATTGCCGCTGGTAGCAGAGGTTCGTAGCAGTGACAGAACTATCATTCAGGGATCGCAGATTTACAATATTCCAGTTTGGCGATTACAGCGTGGTAGTAGTGCAATAATCATGAATCCTGTAGCCGGTGATATTGGGCTTATAGCTGTATGCGATGTTGATATATCAGTAGCGCGAGCGGCACGAAAAGAATCAGTACCCGGCAGTAATCGGAAACACTCTCAATCTGATGCCATTTACCTTGGCGGCTTGCTGAACGGACAGCCAACACAATTCATCGAGTTCGCAGATGACGCTTTAAACATTACTTCTCCCAACCCAGTAAATATAACCTGCTCAAAGGCGAATATAACCGCTCCTGATGGCGTGGAAATGCAGACTCCATTACTGCATGTTTCTGGGAATATCACAGCAGACGGAAACATAACAGACAACGCCGGAACACAGGCCGCATCACTCAAAGAGCTCCGCGACAAATACAACACTCATGATCATGATGTTGTAAACGTTCAGGGCGGATCATCAACTATCACATCTAACGCTACGGATAATCAGGTATGACATATAGAACCTTAATGCTTGATCCCGATACGTGGGATTTGATGCTTGATGGTGATGGGAATATCGCCATTACAGATGGTGGGTATGCAGTCGCACAAGATGTAGCTTCTGCCTGCCTGGTCTTTTCTGGTGAGTGTTATTACGACAACACCCTGGGAATTCCATGGAAAGAAGAGGTGTTAGGCTCGCGCCCCTCTGCTGGCTATATCGCCAAAAAGATGGAAGGTGAAGCCAAAAAATTACCCATTGTTAGCCAAGCCATCGCCAACGTGTTTTTCGACAAAAACACACGTAAAACGCGTGGGGCCATTCTGGTGACTGATAGAGACGGAAACCAATCACAGGTAATTCTATGACAACGTTAAAAACAGCGGTTCCCGGCGTAACCATCACAGAGACTGGCTTACTGGTCCCTGATATTGCTGATGTCCTGTCAGGCCGATTAACAGATCTTGATGCCGCGATGGGGGGCGGGGCTAGCCAATCGCTATCTTCACCGCAGGGACAAATCTCTCAGTCAGACACGGAGATAATCGCCACAAATTATGACGCACTGCTGTGCCTGTTTAACCAGATGAATCCTGACTATGCTACGGGTCGCTTTCAAGACGGGATAGGGCGCATCTATTTTCAGGAGCGCATTTCAGCACAGGGAACAGTAGTCACAGCAACATGTAATGGAGCGGTCGGAACATTAATACCCGCAGGTAGCACAGCTCAAGATGAAACTGGTTATATCTACCAATCAATAAATTCAGCAACAATAGGGGCCACTGGTAATGTAGATATTCAATTTCAGAACCAGACTACTGGTCCAATCCCATGTGGTGTCGGTGAGTTGAATCAAATCTATGCCTCGGTATCTGGTTGGGATTCGATAACTAACGATTCCTCTGGCGTTGTTGGGGTCGATGTTGAATCTCGTGTTGCATTCGAGACGCGCCGCCGACAGTCCGTGGCAAGAAATGGCAGCAATACTGATGCATCATTACTGGCAGTTCTACTTGAAACTGATGGTGTACTAGATGCTTATGTGTGGTCAAATCGTACAGACGTGACGGTAAATAAAGGGACAACTAATTTTCCAGTAGTTGGTCACTCAATTTATATTGGCGTGTATGGGGGCGAGGATTCTAGTGTTGCTACAGCAATTTTAAGCAGGAAAAACCCAGGAGCAAATCTCAATGGTGACACTCATTACACGATTGAAGATAAGGAAAATTATAGTGCCCCATACCCTTCTTACGATATGCAATGGCAAAAGGCAGCACCGACAAGAATTTATTTCAGGGTAGAAATTGAGATAAATGAAAATCTTCCTTCAGATATAACTTATCAAGTGAAAACCATGGTTGAGAGTGTATTTAATGGCGGATATGAAGGAATAACAAAAGCGAGAATTGGCGCGAGAATCAATGCAGGAGTTTATTACGCTCCTGTAATTTCCATCTCACCAGATTATGTAAGCATTTCTTCAATTGCCATATCTAAAGACGGATCGACATTTACACAGTCAGTTACGCCGGGTATCGACCAGATACCTACAATACAACAATCTGATATAGAAGTGACACTAGTGTGAGCCAAGAAGATACTATTCTAACGCAATACTCAGCCAGCAATAGAATCCTCTCTATAATCGACACATTCAATCAAGCCGTAAGCCTTTCAGACTTTACTGATGAGTTTATAGAAAAAGTGTGGGATATCACAACCTGTGAAACCTTTGGGCTCGATATTTGGGGTAAGGTTGTTGGTGTATCTCGATATATTAGAGCGGAAATAGATAACGACTGTTTTGGATTTTCAGAAGCTGATGATGGAGGCGGTTATCCGGCACCATTTAATGACAGTCCATTTTATGCAGGAGTGCAAGAAACTGAAACGGTAAGATTAAGCAATGAAGCTTACCGAACCTTAATATTGTGTAAAGCTTTTTCAAATATAAGTATCGCCACAATAAAAGACATTAACAAGTTTCTTACCATGCTATTCCTTGGGCGTGGGAGGTCTTATTGTGTCGATTACGGCGATATGAAAATGGGGATAATTTGCGAGTTTAAATTAGAGCCATACGAAATATCAATTTTAGAAAATTATGAAGTGCTGCCCATACCAAGCGGTGTTCTTGCAATCGTCCGGCAGATCGTATCCCCGTACTTTGGATTCGCAGATGATGCATACCCTTTCAACGATGGAACCTTTTTCAGAGAAATTTAAATGAATAGAACTGATGATCCAAAAAAACAACCCGTGCCGTTTGGTGTAAATGGGCCAAGAGAAGATATCGAGCCGACAACGCCAACCGGAGATAACTCTGCATCATATAATTCAGGTTTTCCACCGATAACCATGATTCTGAAAGCCGCTGGCGGGCTGCCACCAAAAGGTCAGGATATGAACCAAATCTTGTTTGAACTTTCCAGTTTGGCAAGATGGAGTAGTGCAGGTGCATTGAATTCATTTGATCCAGCATTTGTTGCTTCTATATCAGGGTATCCAAATGGTGCCATATTAAGCAACTCAACTTTTACAGGTTGCTGGTTAAATACTATCGATGGGAACACCGCAAATCCAGAGAATACAAACGGGACGTTAACCGGATGGGTGCCCGCTTTCACTTACGGAACAACTGCAGTAACTGGACTAGCTGCTGCAAATATCACACTAACAGCACTTCAGGCATCAAATGAACGTATTACATTAGCTGGGGTGCTGACAGCAAATATTAACCTTATATTCCCAGCATGGCGCAAGAGCTGGACCATCGTTAATAATTGCACCGGCGCGTTTACTGTTACATGCAAAACACCAAGCGGAACGGGAGTAGCTACAGCTACTGGTGCAACTATTAGAATTATTGGCGACGGAACAAATATCATTTCCAATGAATCGACACTGGTTTCTGGTGCACTCCAAAAGTCAGCAAACTTATCTGATTTAGCTAATGTGGCAACAGCACGAGCAAACCTTGGTGTATCTCCCCACGGATTTTCCCGTTTTACATCAAACGGAAGCTTTACTGTTCCTGCCGGTGTTACTCAGATTTTTGTGAGTGGCTGCGCTGCAGGAGGCGGTGGAGGCTCCTCACTCGCCACTAACAGCAGTTCTTTCGTAACAGGGGGGTCTGGTGGCGGCGCTGGACAGCCAGCTCTGAATGTACCAATCACTGTCACGCCGGGCCAAGTTATCCCGATAACGATTGGCACTGGCGGCACAGGTGCAACGGCAGCAACGAATAATGCTACAGCGGGAGGAAATACTCAGCTCGGAACTGGAGGGGTATTGCTGAATCTAGCCGGTGGATCTCCGGGGCAAGTCGGTGGCGGGGGGACAGCCTACCCATCCAATTTCGGAGGCCCGGGTGGAGGCGCAGGCTATCCAATTGGCGGATCTGCTCAGGATACGAATTCATTCACAGCAACCACCGCTACTGGCGGGATGGGTGGACAAGGTGCAAGTGGCCCTTTCGGTCAAGCCGGACCAGCGGGTCGTGGTGCGAGAGGTAACAACTCTCCGGCTGGCAATGGGTTTGGTTATGGCGCCGGTGGGAGCGGTGCAGGTGGTGCATATACATCCGCCACAAGCGTTCCTGGCGGCGCTGGCTCATCGGGTTTGGACGGCTATCTTGTAATTGAATGGTGATTAGAATGAGCAAATACGCATTGGTTGAAAACGGCATTGTAATCAACGTTGTTCTTTGGGACGGCGTTGAGTTTAATGAAAATGATAGTACTGGGTGGAGCCCCCCTAAAGGCGTAATTGCCATAAAGGTAAAGGAGGGCGAATTCCCTAATATTGGCCTCGGATACGTGGATGGCGTGTTTGAGCAGGAATTTCCAGACGAAGTTGTTATCTCTCAGGACAAGTAATATCAGGCGCGGTGAAGGTAATTGACCAACCACCGCGATGATGTCAGTAGTCATGTATAGAGAATGCTAGGAGTGTGGGATTTGATAGGGCAGGGATGCCCATTGAGTTGGCTGCACAATAAAACTGCCGGAAATTAAACTTTAGGCACTAACCTTCGTTCTGCTATTAACCGATAGTTATCTTCAAATCTATCGGAGAGTATGAATTCATTACCATCGATCGGTTTGAATTTTCTCATCCCGTCCCACCACAAAAGTCTTCCATCGCTATTGATTAAACGCTTGGCCCATTGTGGTGCGAGACTAAAATCATTTTCAGTTCCCGTCATTAATTTCCATTCCATCACAACGAATTTCCTTACGGTATGACCATGATTTATGTGAGCAATAAGGATAATGGCATTCGTTCGAGGCTTTCAAATTGGTTAGACAGATCAATAATGAAAGATTGATCGTTTTAAACGATCGTTGAGGTTTATCAGGCTTATAAAATACAAAACTTGGCTTAATTGACGATTAGTTTCTGCATGTGATGGTTGGCAGGGATACCTGTGGGGTGGGGTTGGCGCCGCAATGACGCCAATTCATCTACTTTCTTATCATCGAATCAAGATAGTCCGCATACCATTGCATCATGCGCTTTCGATCATCTATATATTGGGCGTGATTATAAACGCCTCTTATTTTACTTTTATCTAAGTGCGCCAACTGCCTCTCTACCCAATCCCCTTCGAAGCCATGCTCATTGAGTATTGAACTCATTTGATGCCTAAATCCATGGCCGCATGTTCTCCCCTCATAACCAACTCTACGGATCACCCCTAAGACAGTATTTTCACTAATGGGTTTGGTTCGGTCATTACGCCCAGGGAAAACCAATTCAAAGTGTCCAGTTATTGGTTCTAGCTGCTTGAACAAGTTAATGACTTGGCTGGATAGCGGGACAACATGCAACCGGCGTTTCTTCATCACCTCAATTGGGATGGTCCATATAGCAGCATCCAGATCAACATCACTCCACTTAGCATGTCGCAACTCTTTAGTTCGCAATCCTGTCAGCATTAATATCTGAGTCGCGGCCTTAGCTATCACACTGCCAAAGTATGAGTTCAGCGCAATTATAAAATCTGGAACCTCAGCCTCGGTGAGGAATGGATAGTGGGTGCTATTTGGTGGCGTCATTGCGACAGTCAAGTCTGGGGCAGGGTTATATTCAGCCCTACCGGTAACAATTGCGTATTTAAACACCTCCCCGCACCGCCGCCTTGTTTTCCTCGCCATCTCCATAGCTCCGCGCCCTTCAATTTTTCTTAGTACATCCAAAAGCATTAAAGGTTTAACGTCTTTTATTGGCATATGTCCGATGAAAGGGAAAACGTCACGAACGAACATAGACATAACTAGGTCACTGTAGTCAGGTGTCCATACCTTTCTTTTTGAGTTGTGCCACTCTCTTGCTATCGCCTCGAAAGTGTTTTCCGCTGATATGCGCTGAGAAACTTTTTTTGCTTTCTTGTCTTGAGATGGATCCACACCATCAGCAAGCAGCGATTTTGCTTCATCTCTCTTTTGACGCGCGTCAGCTAGCGTTGTGGCTGGAAACAAGCCAATGGTCAGTAGTTTCTCTTTCCCGTTAATTCTGTACTTGAGCCGCCATGACTTAGCGCCAGTGGTAGAGACATACAAAAATAAACCTCCACCATCAGAAAGCTTATAGGCCTTTTCCTGTGGTTTAGCTGTTTCTACCTGCCTGGCTGATAATGGCAT